ACACGGAACAGCACTAAGAAAAATATCATCATTGCAAAAAGTTTCAGAGTCGGGAAACGAAAGCCTTTTGAGGAATGGCGTTTTATTACCTTTGCAGGGATTCAACATCAAAGAAACCAGTGCAGCATTACAGCACATAAGAGGCAATGCAAACGCACTTTACACGTCAGCCACCACAGGTTTTGCCGTTGGTACGACAGTCATCCCATTGATTACTGGCACCGGTTCAATTTTGGCTGGTGATGTCATTTCGTTTGCAGGTGATTCCAACAAGTACGTTGTGGCCGCTGGCATAACTGCGCCCGGATCAGTCACGCTGGGTGGCAATGGTTTGCGACAAGCCTTGCCAGCATCAGCTCAGCTCGTAACAATACAGGCAAACTATACCGGCTCGATAGCGTTACATCGTAACTCGGCTGAAATTGTCATGCGTCCAGTTGCCGGTGTGGGTATAGGCAAAGATGCCTGTACTGACGCAATGATGATTCAAGACCCGTTTAGCGGTTTAAATTTTACAGTGGCAACCTATCTTGGTTTTGGCAAGCAGTTAATTGTCGTTTCAGCGGCTTGGGGTGTCAAGTGCTGGAAAGGTGATTTTGTAGCCACAATCCTAGGCTGATTATGGAAGTTCCAACGCTTAAAATTGTCAGCACCGACCCTATTGAGCAGGGTGAGTTTGTCAATATCAATGTTGACGAGTTCAATGAACTGACTCAAGTTCTTTATGTAGAACCACAACCAGATAAAAAAAGTTAAAAAGTAGACTGTAAATGATGCCCATTTTTAACGAGTGGGTATTCTTTAGACACCTAAACTGAGGAATATAAAATATGAATATTACAAAGTCAGCACCCTATTATGACTCGTTGCTTACAGGCCAACAATTGCAGGTTGCAATAATATCAGGCAGCGCATTGGTTGAAGTCTTCATTAATAACGAAAAAAAGCTGACTCAGGCAATAACGAACGGAACAAACTTTGGACCCTATCTGGGCAATTGTGATATTAAAGTGACAAATATATCAGGCCTAGTTGATGTGGTTGAAGCCCAGCCATTAATCGCATACAACCCCGCATCAATCAACGAAACAGGCGGCACAATAATAAATGTGGCGGGTGGTTTTACAACACTATCAGCCTCGTCAACCGTATCAGGAACGGGGTTTGCAAACTATATGGCATCACCGCCAGCAATAGGCGCAACAGTACCAGCGGCGATTAAAACATCCAACCTGCAACTGACATTCACCGACAGCACAGCAACGCCCGGCAACGTAACAAACAACAGCCCACGCGGGAAAGTCTCTTTTGCAGCGGCAGCTACTACCATTGTCATCAGTAATTCTCTAGTGACGGCGAACAGCTCGGTACTGGCTGACATGAACGTAATCGACGGGGCGCTTAATGGCATTGTCTCTTGTTTAGCGGGTACTGGAACGATCACCATTACAGGCAATGCAGCAGCTACTACAGCGGGTGTCGCTCGCTGTGATTTTATCGTCATTAACTAATGGGCTTAATCACCGAGACAGGGACAGCGTCAGCAACCAGCGAAAGCCTGTGTGATGTAGCAACAGCCACAGCATATTTTGCAAGCAGGGGAAACGCTGCATGGGCTGTTTTATCCGTGCCAGTTATGGAAGTGTCCCTGAGAAAAGCCACGGATTACATGGAGCGGGTTTTTAAGTCAAGGTGGCAGGGCATAAGAGTGAACAGCACTCAGGCGCTGGACTGGCCGCGCATTGGCGTAACGGCCAATGGCTATTATGCTTTATCAACCATTGTACCGGTGCCGGTACAAAGAGCCTGTGCTGAGCTGGCTGTTAGAGCGGCCGCAGCCAATTTGTTGGCCGATACGACACAGCAAAAAACCAGCACAAAAATTGGTGATATAGAGATTGCTTTCGATAAGTACAGCCCACAGTCGCCACAATATCTGGATGTAATCGCTTTGCTAAGTCCCTATTTTGACGAGCAGAGCAGCATTGTTGCCAAGTTGGTACGGTGAGCCTGTATAGCGACGCTCAAGCAATAGCTGGTGAGATGCTTACTGAGTTTGGCGCTTCATTGCAGTTGTTTCACATCAACCCAAATCATTATGACGTTGCAACAGCGACAATGATAATGCTGAATACAATGGAAAGTACGCATGGGGTTTTTCTCAATTATCCAGCAAAAGATGGCGGCGTATCTCAGATTGATGGAACCATCACCAACAAGGGTGATAAAAGACTTCTTATGAGTGCGGTCGGCCTAATAGCACCGCCGGTGATAGAGGATTATGTATTAGGTAATTTAGGCAGTTTTACAATAAAAAGCGTAAAAACCATCTGCCCAGATGGTGGTGTCGTTATTATGTATGATTGTCGGGTTGTAGGGACATAATGGCTGGAAACTTTACGCTTGATATGAGCCATTTTATCAACCATGCCGGTACGAATATCAACACCGTGACAAAAAAAGTGGTGCTTGATGTGATGCGCTCAGTCATCAGAAAGTCGCCAGTAGACACGGGCAGGTTTAAAGGCAACTGGCAGTACGGAACCGGTGTAATGCCAACCGGTACAACCGACATTCACGATGAAAGTGGGCAAGGCACTATTGCCCATATTGCAGGACAAATACCACAGCAAGCAGCGGGAAAGCTTCATTTTATAGTTAATAATTTGCCGTATTCAATAGCGCTTGAAAGAGGGCATAGTGGACAAGCGCCGCTCGGAATAGTGGGGCTGACTGTTTCAGAATACCAAGCCATTATTCGGCAAGCAGCAAATGAGGTTCATCAGTGAGTGTTAGCGCAATAAGATCATTATTTGAGACGCAATTTTCAAACCAGCAAGCGCTTTATTATATTTCAACTGTTTGGGAGAACACCCAGTTTGCCCCAATGTTTAAAGACCCCTATCAACGCATTTCTTTATTATTTGCAGAGCCAGATAATTATGAGCTGGGCGGAAAATACATGGAGAGCGGTTTTGTTCAAGTTGATTTGTATTTTCCGCAAGGCGATGGGGCGGCTCAACTTGACTCTAGGATTGAGCTTATAAGGGGGTATTTTTCGAGGGGTATGTCATTCGTTCAAGCTGGGCTGAATGGGGTAACAGTAACCATATCGAAAACACCGGAAATTTCGCCAATAAGAAACGAGGGGGACAGATACATTCGTACCGTTCGCATACGTTTTCACGCATACATCACACAATAGGAAAAAATCATGGCAATTGCACAAGGCATAAGTAAACAAGTAGCGGTATTGAAACAAGCTGGTGGGTTGGCGGTATATACACCGGTGACAGGTAGTCAAATAATGAGGAGGGAGTCATCAGTAAACAGTCTGAAAATTGCCAGTTATGATAACAATGAATTGGTATCACATCAGCAAAGCACTGGAAAAACTCACGGTTTAAGGTCTGTTGACTCATCAATCAACGGGGTTTTGTCGCCCAAAACCTACTCAGCATTAATAGGTTCGGTGTTAAGGAAAGACTTTGTGGTGTCAACACCAATCACAGCCGCAGCCATTATTTTTGGTGGCGTGCTGGGTGCTTATACGCTGGCTGGAACGGGTTTATTGGTGTCTGGCGGGTTTAAAATTGGCGATATTATTAGAGTCACCGCTGGCACAGCATTGCCAACCGACATCATAAACAAAAACCTGATTATTACCAACATAACTGCGCTTGTCATTACCGTAAAAACCCTGAACAACTCAACCATTACCGTAAACGCAGTAGCCGTTGCAGCCTGTACTATTGCGCTGGCAGGCAAGAAGACATGGGTGCCCGATGCGCTTCAAACAAAAGATTATTATATGGTTGAAGATTGGCAATCAGACATCAACCAAAGCGAACTATTCAAAGATATTATTTTTGGAAAGATGGATGTCAGTTTGTCGTCAAGCGGCAATGCAACCATCAACTTTTCTGGATCGGGATTAGATAGAACACCAAGCGCAACACGACAACTGACATCACCAACAGTCGAAACATCTACCAACCCGCTGGCCGCAATAAATGGCGTGCTGATTGTTAATAACGTAGCCGTTGTCAACGTTACCGGCTTGAGCCTATCAGTGGATGGAAAGGTGGCCGCAATGGGCGCTGTTATCGGAGCCAATATTGCGCCAGACATTCAGCGTGGTTCGGTTGATGTTACCGGTTCATTTACAGCACTTTATCAAGACTCAACCTTATCGGCAATTTTTGAGGCGGGTACGCCGGTTGGCTTGGTTGTCGTTATTGAAGACACTGGAAGCGCCAGTTCTGATTTTGTCTCTTTCAGCATGTCGTCCGTGACCTTGGACAGTGACGGAAAAGACGATGGCGAAAAAGCCATTGTACGCACCTACTCATTCACGGCCAGAATAAATGCGGGCGGTGGTGCATCATTAGCAAGCGACCATACCATTATTTCGATTCAAGATTCAGCGGCCGCATAAAAACATCGCGGCTTGAGTTCTCAGGCCGCGAAACACTAACTAACAGAGAATACAATGGAATTATCAAGTTTAGATTTATCAACAACCAGTGAACAAGGCTTTGAGTTTGAGTTTATCCCCGAAGCAACCGGTATTGGTGAGGGTTTTTTTATTACCGTATTGGGCAAGCACGCTGACACGGTAAAAGAGTGGACACGGAAAGCAGTCAACACTATGCGTGACCGTGAGCGTATGTTGACTAAAAAAGGCAAAGACGACTATCGCAGGGTTGAAGAAGATGAAGCATTCGGTATAAATCTTGCAGCCATTACCATTATTGGCTGGAAGGGCTTAAACGATGCAGGACAGCCTGTTAATTATTCACAGGAAATGGCATTGAGTATTTGCCGAATTAACCCAGAGGTGCGTGATCAAGTCAACACGGCCAGTGATTTAATGTCAAATTTTACCAAGAGCAAATAGACGAGCTAATTCTATTTGCTGAAAATAAGTGGGCACTTGATTCAATTCAAGGTGATGGAGAGTCATTAAGAACACACCTTGAATCGCTTGAGCGACAAACAGGGATAAGACCAGCTCAGCTTGAGCCGGTTTACTTTCCAGAGTCGCTTGAGTTTTTGTGGAGTGATTTTTTAGAGTTGAACGGTTCACGAACCAGCAACGGCTATTCGATGAACCCGCTCAGCTATACAGAGCTGGATGCTTGGAATTGTTTATTGAATAAAAAAGTTACCGCTCAACAGATAGGCATTATAAGGCTACTGGACGGGGCGTTACTGCAACACTACCAACAGCAACAGGCAGATAATAAATGACAATGGATATTGC